GAATATCGTGGAGGTTAGCGGGTGACGTCAAAGCGTGGGTATAACTATCGCAAATTGCGATGATACAAAATAAAGGAGATAAAAATGTTGGTTTCTGAAGAGAACTATTTGAGCGCTTTAAAGAATAGAATCAAGATAGTCAGTAGCTACGAAAAATATATGGAATTCATTAAATGGAGTGTTGAAATACCATATATTCAATTTCCTGCTACTTGGCGAATACGGATAATTCCACCCTTTGGAGGTGCTATCGTAAGATTTAGAGTACTCTGTGGCAATGCGGATATTAGCGTATATTTAGATTGTTATGACAGATTGGGGTTTTATAAAGGAAAACCCTATTGGGAAGTATATCCTCACCAAGAGGATATATTTAGATGTGATATGGAAGATGTCGCAGGACTTTTGAGCGCAATTAAGGAAAGTATTGAGGAAAAATCTAAAAGTCAAAAAAAAACTTTGAAATTAAAAAACTTGTAATTTGGGAGCATTAATATAAATGGATAAAACTTTACATAATACGGATGTTTCAAAAGCCAAAGAGAATATTAAGGATATTGTGGTTTTTGGTAATGGAGATATGTTTCAATTGCTTTGTAAAGCCTCAAGTAAAAAAGAAGGCTGGATGAAAAGCACAAAAGCTATGCAGATAGATGGTGTTGGCTGTGTTGTACAAGTGACAACCCAACAAAATGAGAATGTAAGTGAAGCTCTTACATTTGTGCCTGGGGTGGTAATTATATTTGATAAGAATACTGGTGGGCGTAAATTAGTTTCTGGGTAACTATCGTAATTTACGACTACTCCAAAAACATCAACTGCAAAATACCTCGACAATTATCTAATTTATCCGGCGGCAGTTCCTTCAAGACTATTTCCAGAATTTGACAGGTATGTTTAAAGTGTTTACTTGGCTTGCCCTGTTTAGCTCTGAAGATGGTGGCGGGATGCACCCCTATGATTAGCCCCAGTTCCCTAGTACTTTTGCATTGGAGTAAGGTTGTTAAATTACGAATAGTCTGTTGCATTTTGCGAGTATGGGTGAGTGATTTATATAAAATATTTCAGTTGTTAACTATTCTTTTACAACTGAAAGTATCGCAATTTACGATAGCTTAAGCAAGTTTTTAATCATTCTATGGACATTCGAACCTTTCAATTAAAAGATTTACGGCCGTCTGAATATAACCCGCGCACCATTACCCCGGAGGCTTTACAAGGACTCCAGCAATCCATTGAAAAGTTCGGCTATATTCAACCCTTAATAGTTAATTGGCCTGATGTTTTAGAGCCTCCTGTCATCGTTGGAGGACATCAGAGACTGAAAGTCCTCCAAGCCCAGGGCGTCAAAGAAGCTAAATGCATTGTGGTCAATTTTGATCCGGTCACTGAGAAGGCCGCTAACGTCGCTTTAAACGCTGAGACTATCAGCGGGGACTGGAGCCTGGAAGGTCTGGAGTCTATCCTGGCCGAACTATCGGTGGAGTTTCCAGAGTTCGAAGATATTAACTTGGACGAATTAGCCGATAGCCTAGATATTGACCTGGATAGTCTGGGAGAAGATGACTCGGATAAAGACGCGGATGAGGTTCCCGATTTGCCTCAAGAGACTTCCATTAAGCTTGGAGACTTAATAGAGCTTGGAGTCCATAAAGTGTTATGCGGGGACTCTACAAAGGCCGAGGATGTCAAACGATTGATGGGGGAGGAAAAGGCCGTTTTATTACACGCTGACCCGCCTTATGGTATGGGGAAAGAGAAAGAGGGTGTCCAGAATGACAATCTATATAGAGAGAAACTGGATAAGTTTTTAATGGAGTTCTGGCAGACTTATAGGCCATATCTGGAAGACAATGCCAGCGTGTATATATGGGGTAATGCTGAAGACTTGTGGAGGCTCTGGTATCAGGGAGGGCTTAAAGCCTCGGAGAGGTTGACTTTCAGGAATGAAATCATTTGGGATAAAGGCTCTGGTCAGGGTATGGAATCGGATCAACATAGAATGTTTCCGACAGCTACTGAACGTTGTTTTTTCTTCATGCTGGGCGAGCAAGGCTTTAATAAGAATGCTGACAACTATTGGGAAGGCTGGGAGCCGATTAGAAAGTATTTGAAAGATGAACGGGATAAAATGAACTGGAATAATAAAGTTGTAGCTGATTTTTTTGGATTTCATCCCCGTATGGCTGATCATTGGTTTAGTCAGAGCCAGTGGTCTTTTATTCAGGAAGATCAATATAAAATGCTACAGATTAAAGCCAAAAATAAAGGCTTTAAAAAAGACTACAAAGGCCTTAAAAAAGACTACAAAGGCCTTAAAAAAGAGTTTTATTCAACTCGCGCATATTTCGAGAATACGCATGAGAATATGACTGATGTGTGGCAATATCCAAGAGTTAAGGGAGAGGAAAGACAGGGGCATGCTACGCCTAAGCCTGTGGAAATGCTGGTCAGAGCGGTAAAATCTAGCAGTCCTAAGCATGGCCTTGTAATAGAACCATTCCTAGGCTCCGGCTCGACTCTGATAGCCTGTGAGAAGACTAAACGTCGTTGTTATGGTATGGAGATCGACCCGCATTATGTTTTCGTCATCGTTTCTAGATGGGTGGAGTATACTGGCAAGCGGGAAGTAACGATTAATGGTGAGGTGGTGAACTGGGAAAAGTATGCTGGAGGGATTAATGACAAAATTTAAGTCTGATTTTTATTATGATCAAGGCTATCTATCTGCCAAAGGTGATTTTGGATGGTGCAGTTTACAAGTGAGGCGAGGTATTAAAGAGTATTTTTGCGCTGATTGTAATTATACAAAAATGGGGGACACATATATTCCTCATACTGAGGCATGGCGAAAAGGGTATGTGGATTATTTTGCAAAACAAAATCAAAAGCCCAGAAAAAACCAAGTTTCCTTACCTATATTTGAATAATATTGTCGTAAATTGCGATAGTTAAACAGCCAGAGATTATTGATAAATAAATATAAAAGTGTCGTAAATTGCGATAGACAAGATGAATTATAAAGCAAGAAATTTACCACAAATAAAAGCTGATTTTGAGTCAGGCAAATTTACCAAAATGGACGTGTCCAAAAAGTGGCGTATGTCACGTCAAACACTGAGAAATATAGAAATAAAATTTGGATGGCAATTTTCACGGAATGGACATATTTTGGACACTCAAATTGAACGCCTGGCGAATCAAAAAAGTGGCGATAAGGAAGCCGATAAATTGAACCAAAGAATATTTCAGCGGGAAGCTAATAAACTCTTGGATTATTCTGACGAATTGATTAAAAATATTAAGGCTCTCGATGTAGCCAACAAAGCCAATTTAAAATCTTATATTTTAGAACTGAAAAGGACGGATGGTAATTTACCTAAATCCGCCGCAGAAAAATATAGAATCACTCAACAATTTCTGAAATTGTCTGCTGAGACCTTCAGAATTAACTTTGAGACTATAAGGCAGGCTATGGGTATCAGAAGCCCGGATGCTCCGACTATGAAACTGGCTATAAGCATTGAGCATATGAAAGACTTTGATAAGCTTACAGACTTGGAATTGAGCAATATATTAGCTACTGACGAGGTGCATGCTCCCACCACTATAAATGAGTTGGCCGCCAATACTTAAGCCATGCTGAAACCGACACGCTCTCAAGTTCATCTTGCCGCCGTGAAAGCTCTTGCTCGCAGAGCGACAGCCCGTCGTTTTCTTTTCGACTTCACCAAATACACCTTCCAGGCTTATACCAATGAAAATTGGCATCATGGACTGATTAGCCGGTTTATCCAGTCCGCTCTTGAAAAGAAAATCCGTAGAGTCATGCTTTTTGCTCCTCCTAGACATATGAAGACTGAAAACATGCAGAGAGCCTTTTCCTTTGCCTTAGGTAAGGATCATGATTTAACAATGATGTTGACTGCTTACGGAGCTGATAAAGCCTATAAAATATCCAATCATATTAAGCAGAATGTAACCGACGCCGTTTTTCAAAGGGTTTTTCCAAACTTTCCAGGGATAGCCGGAGTCAACCAAGTAAAATCCTGGTCGTTGGGAGGCAAGTATAGGGGATCAATTCTAGCCGCCGGAGTGGGCGGTCCGATAACGGGCGAAGGTTTTAACCTGGGCTATATAGACGACCCCGTTAAATCGAGGGAAGAGGCTGAAAGCGCAACCTACCAAGACAAGACTTATGATTGGTACACCGACACGTTTTTAAGCCGTCAGGATGAGTCCGACGCGGTAATTATAATTACCAATACCCGCTGGAATAGAAAGGATTTATGCGGTAAAATTTTGGAGGCCGACGGAATAGCTACTTATAACAGCTTGGAGCCGAGGCGGGGTTGTCCTGAATGGAATAGTGATCCTGAAGGGCTTTGGCATATCTTATGCCTTCCGGCGATCATGGATGAGGAGGCCTTCAATTGGAAACACCCGGACGACCCGCGGGAAATAGGCGAAGCTTTATGGCCTCAACGCTTTCCTTTGGAATTTTTAGAGCAGTTTCAAAAGAATAAGTATGCCTGGGCGTCGTTATATCAGCAGAGACCTACTCCCAGAGGTGGTAATTTAATTAATCGCAATTGGTTTGAAATAGTGTCGAAAGTTCCGCCTGGAGCTAAGCTGATTCGTTTTTGGGATTTAGCTGGCACACCGAAGGAAGAGAGAAAAAAGAATGATCCTGACTTTACGGCCGGCGGATTAGTGGCTTTTAAAGATAATGTGTTGTATATTATAGATGTCAAAGCCTCAAGAGACACGCCTCTTAATATTGAAAAAATGATTAAACAGACGGCGGTATTGGATGACAGTCAATATAAACATGTCAAGCAATATTGGGAAGAGGAAGGGGGAGCCGGCGGCAAACACATTACCGAGCATTATAAGAAGCTTTTAAGAGCGCATTGGCGTAAGGAATATCGAGTCGGTAAAAATAAAGAATTTTATATTGATTTATTAGCCAATAAAGCCGAAGCCGGAGAAGTAAAATTGGTGGAAGGTAAATGGCTGCATGAGACTTGTGACGGCAATACTTTCCTGGATGAGGCTGAGGAGTTCCCGAAAGGCCGCCATGATGATAGAATAGACGCGGTGGCTAAAGCCTGTTATGTTTTAACAGGAGACCCGCCCACCATGGCCGACGCTCTCAAAGTAGCTAAAGAACGGGGAGACAAACACATGGACAAAAGCAGTCCTTTTTATAGGAAGTTTTAATGATTAAAGATAAAATGTTTAAAGAGTTTTTAACTCGAAAAGAATGTAAGTTGAAGTGGAACCACCTTTGGGTGTATTTATCTACAGATTTATTGTGGATACGCTGGGGGATAGCGAAAAAAGGTTTTGCATTGAAACGTACTAAATTAATATTTTCAGAACGCTATGGGAATACTAAATTAATTAAATTGCCTTTTGGTTGGCGATTTCAATTTTTAGAACAATTTAATTCTAATCAAATTGCTAAAATAGCAAGAAATCAGATGCATTAATTTATAGCTCAATCTGATTATTCGACAAGTTGGAAATTACTTTTCTTACTTTCCCTAAAGTGGTTATTTACGGGAGAGTAATTTATCATGTCTGAACAATAGCGGCCTTCTGTCAGGTGTTTATTTTGTGCACCAACCATCATTTTAGGGAAAGTAATCATTGAGGAGTTATTAACCGTTCGCCTAATGCTCGCGACGCAATAGTTATAGCAATAAAAATGCAAAACAAATTTAGATGTGTAAATTGTGATTTTTTTGAGTTTTTAGCAAAACAGGAACGAATCACAGTATATAAAAATCCGGAAAATTTATCGTCATTCCCAAAAATAAAACCGGTGAAAGAAGAGGTAGTCTCAACTGGCACATGTCGTTATAGCGCGCCTGTATCGAATCCAGCAGATATGTTGAGTCTAGCAGTTTGGCCAGCCATTGAGAACGCTGAAGCGGAATGGTGCGGCAAGCATAATGGTTTGAATGATTTCAATTTTAAGGTAAATGATTTAACACAAAGAACCCTACAACGGAAAAAAGAATTAGCAGACCATGGCTAAACCTGACATCAAAATAATCAAAAAAGTTGAAACAAGAGCGGACGGCTATGTTAATCCGACTACCGGCTATGGAGGCATAGATGATACCATTGAGGGCACTGTCTTTGCTCAGTCCCTACTCTTGCAGCAGAGTGAATTGG